TCCATCAGAATACTCATCTAACACAGCTGCATGTGCAGCATTTCTAATATCAGATGCCACTAACTTTTATCATGGAGGTTCTGGTACAGTACCGGTCGATGGTGATATACTATATTACGATATTAATGGTGTTAACCCCGTTACATCTGTAGAAAATAACGACTTTATTTCTTTTGCAGTAGATGTGAATGGAACACTGACAAGCTACACAGCAAAAGTATCAGCATCAGGTGACCCAGGTGAAATGTACGGTATTACAGCCTGTAGTGCTCTCGATACAACAGCACCTACAGGTTATACAGCAGCATGGCAAAACTCACAAATAACCGCAGCAAATGTTTCAGCCGTACCATGTGGCGTATTTGGAACTGTGGAAGCAAATGCTACAATGTTTGCTACTGCATCTGATCAGAGTAATAATAAGGTATTAAAAGAAGTAAACACTGGAGGTAGTGGAGGTGGTTTTATGTTTAATATGGACTGTTCTACATTAGATGATGGAGAAAACGTAACAATCGATGTAAAATTGAGAGATGCAGCAGGTAATGCAGGTTCCTCAGCAGCAGCACATACAGGTTTTGGTACTAATTTTGGATTAACGATACCTAAGCAGGTAGCAGCTCCTTCAGGCTACTCTATACACGGAGGCTGTTTTAGAATTCAAGAAGCAGCAGGATTATTTGGAGCTTCTGGTCCTACACAAAGTGCCAATTATACTGCGAAGTATAATTTAGTAGTACATTATGATGTACATTTCTCTGGTCAAATAAATTATCAGCTTTCCGGATCTCATGGACATACACAAATAATATCAGATTCAATACTAGTAGTTAGTGGTGCAAGTCCAACACCTGGTACTGCCAGTATTTTTGTAACTGACGATAATAGTGCTTACGGGACAGGTAACTATATGATATCAAACACAGGCTCAGGCGGCTGGAACCAGAATGCTGGTAATACAGTTAAGGGTTTTGTATGGTTAACAGATGGAAATAGTAATAACGGACCTGTAGTTTCTGCATCAGTAAGCTACTACCCTTACATTTTCCAATTCTGGGACTCGAACAGTCAGGTGCAAACTAGTATTTCGGTTTCACATTTCGCTCAATCTGCTAATATGTCCATCGTATCACGAGGTAGTGCCGCACAGGCATTAGTAGGAACAAACCCAGACCCTACATTCTTTACTGTAGAGACAACAGATTTTGGTGCTAATAATGATCAAATATACGGTAACTCACCCGTACAGTTTTCAATACAGCAAAATACATCTGGTGCAAGATCTGCAATGACAAAAATTACAAAGACTAACACACAAGATAATTACACATACACTTTCGGTAACTCTGCTGGAGGTAGTTCACCTAACCTTATTATCTCTCAACAGACTAATCTTAGTTGTGTAGACCCTGACGTATTGATTTTAATGAAAACAGGTAATCAAAAGAAAGCATCAGAACTTAAAGTTGGAGATGTAATAAGAAGTAAGCATGAACTTTCAAAAGAATTACTTGAAGATATAATAATAAAAGCAACATCAGCATCAGGACAAAATAAACTAAAGTTAATATTTGATGACGATACTGATTTAATTACTTCTATAAAACATAGGGTATATTTAGATAAAGTTGATGATTTCGTATCTGTAGATTCTCTTGAAGTAGGAGACATAGTATCCGGTAAGGTAATAGAGATTATAGAAGAATGTGAGGACGGAACAGTAATAGAAATAACAACAGAGAAAACACATACATATATTAGTAATGGAGTTTTATCTCACAACGGTAAATAATAAAATATAAAATATGGCTAATTTATTTCAATTTGCATCTACTGCCCCTTCAGATGGAGAAATACGTGCGTTTATAAAAGAGGATATTGACGGTACAAAAATTGTAAGAGCTTTGACAGTTGATAATAATTCTTTAGACGGTAGAAGTATAGTACCTACCCTTGAAGATATACAGAGTGTAAATTTTAAATTAACTAGTTCCTTAGAGGTTAGTACCTTTCAAAGACTTACAGTCGCACAGAAACCTACGTACTTTTTTATTGATAATGTAGATATATCGCTAGCAGAAGTTTCTTCAAGCTTATCATCATCAGTTACTTTTTCACCGTTTCAAATTAGAAGTTTCTTTAATGATGATTATAATGCATTAATTAGTAACGCATCAGACTTTAGACCCTCTCCAACAAGACAGGTACTCGAAAGATCATCAGGTGATCCTTTCGCTACAAACTATGAAGCAGCATTAGGTATAGAAGTAAGAAACTTATTTTTAAATAGCGCATTAACAGGTAGTAATCCAATACCAGATTCCCTTGTATACAACATAGATGACCAACTATACTACACAGGATCATCAGTTAGTTTTCCTAACGATGAAGATATTACCCTTGTTATTACCCGTGACGAAATTGTGAGAGCAACTCAAGGATACACTGACATGTTTAATGTAGGTACGACACCAACACCAGCAGGTGAAGAAAGGACTTTAGCCTTTTACTTACAGTTAGTAGTAGATAGAGAACCGGAGATGAATTCTCCTTTCTCTTTATTTCAAACAATTTTAGGAGCCGGTTGGAGAAACGGACAGTGGTTTAATCAGTCAATAGTACCTATTCATATGCCTGTCCGTTCAGGAAGTGCAGCAACAGCAACTGGAGGAGGAACAGCAGATACTAATTTTTATGCTAGGTTAGATATGATAATAAGTAGAGTATATCCTGGGATGAGTGGTACTATATCTGATAATTTTACAATTAAACCAGATATACTCTCTCTAGATAATAGTCAAAACTACATAACATTAAGGTGCCATAAAAACGTAGCTCAAAACAATGGCTCCGCCGGCGGATCATACGTTAGCACACCATACGGACAACCAGCAAGTGTACCTGAATCAAACTATACCGCAATTGGTTTTTCAAACGGAAGATACAACGGATCAAAAACTACAGCTCAAGACTACGGAGGTATTGAACCTGCTTTAACTGCTAAGGCTGTTAACATACTTCCATTAACTGAAGGATCAATTTCTTCTTCTTTCGATGCACTACCCGGTAATTATGCACGTTCTTGGGCTAATATGAATCACTTATTAAGCGGATTATCAGGTTCAGATGGTGAGAGAGCAGAGTATGTTCAGCAGTATGAAGAAATAGCTTTTGCAGGTCTAAGAGATACACCCGATGTAAATGTAGGAATTGTAGGAGAATTTTACTCAGGAAGTAATACTATAAATCCAGACCTTCTTTCAACTAATACCGATACTACTTTTGATTTAAATACTTTTGGATATGGAGATAAAGTATCAGTAGGAGATTTAATTCAATTTACATCAGGAAGTGGTGGTGCTGCAAGAACAGAACAAGTACAGATTGCATCTAAAAGCCCTAAAGTTAATACACAACTAGGGAAGAACTTTTTAAATGTATTTTCAGTTACAGTTTTAAGAGGTCAAGGACCAACTGGGCAAATAAATAACGGCCATGATCCTTCTCAACTTGAACTTACCTTAAAGCAAGGAGACAGGTTAATAAAGATAGAAGGTAACAAAATTATACCTCAACAACAACTCCGCGCAGTACTAAATCCAGATAAAGTAAAAGATAGCCCACAAGATATGGTAATAGTTGAAACAGACTTTAAAGGCTTTATAATTAATGCTTATACTTCTGGATCACAAGATGGAAGTTAATAATTAATAGAAAAGATTAAAACAATATATTTATAATAAACAAATAGTTAGAAAATGGGATACTTAAATAACGGTGTCGTAACAGTCGACGCAATCTTAACAAAAAAAGGGAGAGAGTTACTTGCAAGAGGTGACGGATCTTTTAGAATTACTCAATTTGCATTAGCTGATGATGAAATAGATTATACTCTGTATAACACAACTCATCCTTCAGGTTCAGCTTTTTTCGGAGAAGCAATAGAAAATATGCCTCTTTTAGAAGCATTTGCAGATGAAACACAAGTCATGAAGTATAAATTAGCAACTCTACCAAGAGGTACTGCTAAACTTCCAATACTAGAACCAGGCTTTGCTTCAATAACTCTTAAACAAGGAGCTTCATTAACGATTACACCTCAAACATTAAACTTTTTAGGAGCTTCCCAAGCTTTTGAATCGAGTGGATACACTGCTACTATAGCAGACGTAAGGCTACTTTCTAACTATACAGGTGTAGGAATTAATACTGCAGAAGCAGAAAGGTTAAATGCATCATCTACTCTAGGAACTAACGTATCTAAAACTGTTGTAGGTACATCAATAAACTTAACAGGAACAACAATTAACACATTATTTGGTGCAGCTAATACTAGTTTATCTAGTACTCTTACTATTATAGGTAGAGATAGTGGAGCAAGAATTACTATTCCTATAACAATAACTAAAACAAACTAATAAGATATGTCTTTTAAAACATTTGATAACGAAGATATTGTTGTAAGTGCTGATGCAGTTTCATCAACAGTATGGAGCACAGGTAACTACCAGCTAGCAACATTTTTTACATCTTCTACACAAGATTCTTCAACCAGTGGAGACTATTATTTGAATATCTTCCAAACAGGTTCAACACTTACAAACGCAGCTGTACAATTCTCTATAGCATATGGACATAAGGATGGTTTAGGCGCAACAGCTTATAATTCAAACGTAACAGGTAAATCACCTTCTTCTACAGTATACGGTCAATATAGATCTTTAGTACTTGGAGATGAAGAATCTGATTTCTCTTTTGGAGGAGTTACTTCTGCAAAGGGAATATATGCTATCTCTTTAGATAGAGCAAGATATAAAGAAAAATTACTACCAGGTACTTTTAACCTTACTTTATTTTCTGGGTCTATTGCTAGACATTTAACAGATAATAGTGGAATGGCAACAACCATTACATATACCGATGCAGGTAGAGTATACGAAATCATATCAGGTTCAAACGGAGTATCTCATGATGGAGGTACAGGATACGCTGCTAACAACCTTGGTTCATACGGTAAATTTTTACCGGATATCGGAGTAATGATTTTAAATGCTGCTGCTCTTAATGCTGAACACGGCAATAATGTTTTATTTAAAACAGGCTCTAGTGATACTAATGGAGATAATAATGCATTTCTATTTAACCTTATAGATGGAGGAAACAGCTTTAAACTAAATGCAGAAGAGACAGTATCGTCAAACTATGTATTTGTAAGAGTAAGAAATAGTGAATTCAACTATTCTAACAACCCTTCTAATATCTCAGGCTCAGGAGAATTAAGACATAATTCTATGGTAAATAACCCACAGGCGTATATCACTACAGTTGGACTATATAATGATACTAACGACCTTTTAGGGGTTGCTAAACTATCTAAACCTTTATTGAAAGATTTTACAAAAGAGGCTTTAGTAAGAATTAAGCTTGATTATTAATGAATGAGTGCCTACAAGAAACTAAACAAAGAAGATTCGTTTTTAACGACCTATACTGCTCATAAGTCTTTCATTTTAAGTGGAAGTCAACATGATGCTGGTGGTATAGAAACCTATGTAGGTGTATCTAGCTCTCTAGCTTTTCATCCTACCGGAAGCACACAGAGGTTAGTAGGAACAAATTTCGTACATTATCAAGACTTAGTATATAGAAGTATTAAACACTTATACTACTCTGGTTTTGATAATGCAGAACCTTCCACATCTACTTACGATATAACAGGCTCATCAGTAGAAAACTATTTACAGAGTTCATATACATCACAACAAAGAAGAGCAGAGGATGTATTTACAGTTATATCAATACCAAGAAACTTAATAGGTACACATATTAAACCAGAAAGCGTAACACTGAGAACACCCCACGGAGCAAATGATGATTTTCTAACAGGAGGTTATACTTTTGATGATTATATGGAAGATGTTTTTGAACCCTATGGTGCAGGAGAAGATTCAGAACCATCAGCAACTATAGACCCACAGAACTTTATAAACGGGTATAGAAACCTATCTAAACAGGCATATCTTTCTGCTTCAAAAGCTATAGTCGAACCGTGGGAAGATACAATTATAGATGACGGAAATGGTAATTTAATACTGAGTAGTTCAATACAATCAGGTTTAATGATGGAAAGAACAGTAGTTGGTAATGTTATATATCCTCACGGATTACTTATACTAACCAACCCATATGTAGCTGATTATTATGCTAACTATTTTTCCGGTAGTGTAGAATGGAAGGCTTCACACCCTATTTATACATATAGTTACCACTGTAGTATAGGAGAAAGTGAATTTAACTTCACTCAACATCCAACAGCTATAAAGAACGGGTCAACCGGATCGATTGCTGATAACATATCAGGAAGTGAATTTCAACCTTACTTTACTACTGTAGGACTATATAATGATACAAATGAATTAATTGCTGTTGCTAAAATGGCACAACCAGTACCTGTTTCTGACAATACAGAAATGACGGTAGTAGTAAAACTAGATATGTAATTATGGCTATAACTTTAAGAGCAGACAAAGGTGCAAAACTGACGTACGGTGAAATGGATACTAATTTTACATCCTATTTCTACTCAGCATCTATAAACACAGCACAAACAATTTTATCCTTACATTTTACAGGAAGTGGAGGTCTAGGAATAAACGCCTCATCAGTTGCCGTACCTCTTAACCCTTATACAGGATCTGGAATATCACCAGGTGGGTCTAACGGAAATGTACAGTTTGATAATTCTAATCAATTTGGAGGAACAGCAAATTTTCAATGGGACAATTCTAACTCTGCCTTAAGTATAGGTCAAGCAGGAGTAGTAGGTTCCGATAGGTTAGTAACAAGAAATGGTGAAATAAGATCTTTAAGTACTATGACCTCTAGAGAAGCTACTTACAGGTTACATTATGCAAGTGCATCTGTAGAATTTAGCAGTAGTATAGCACTTCAGACAGATGACGCAGTAATGAGATTTAAAAACTTCTCTACAATAGGAACAGCAGCATCAGATTCTGGAATGCAGTTTATATTAACTCGGTATAAAACTACACCTGTATTTGAACTGACAGGTTTAGGTAAAACTGTATTTAGAAACGCTAATACAACCTATGGAGAAAATAACTTTTCTGGTTCGATACTAGTAGACGGTAATGCCGGTAACATAAACAGAATGTTTAGAATTAGAAGTGTTGATTCTGGAGCAACTCAAATACCTTTTACTACTGCAACTGTTATGAACAGTGTAGGTAATGCTAGAGGTGCTGTATTAGATGGACCTGATAAAGGACATGTAATAGTAGGACTTACTTCTACAGGAGCAGCAGCATCTTCTCAAACGTTTTCTATACTATCCGGACCGCCTACATCTTCTAATTTTAATACATCGTATAATAAGTTAGTAGCTATGTTTAGAGGTAACGGTCAAGTAGGTATAGGAACTACAGATCATATTAATACAGACTATAATTTAGTTGTTAAAGGTGGAATATCCGGCTCTAATATGATTCACGCTGGTGGAATGATAAAAGCAGGTGGTATACTTTCCGGTAGTACGTCTTTATATGTTAGTCAAAGCGCTTATTTCTCTGGTTCAGTTACACTAAGATCAGTTGCAAATGCATCATCAGCTACAAACTACGATTTCTTAGTTAGAGAATCTAACGGAAATGTAACAAAACAAGTCAATGCAGCCCCTATACCTATAGGAGGAATAATAATGTGGTCTGGAGCAGTACAATCTCTACCAACAGGCTGGACACTTTGTAATGGAGCAACAGTTAATGGAACAGCTACACCAGACTTGAGAAATAAATTTATTTTAGGCTCTAACAACGCTTCAGGAACTCCAACATCTACTTTAGAAGGAGGAGGAGCAGTTTCAACAGGAGGGTCTACTACTCATAATCACGGAGGTACTGTTGGTGCAACTACCTTAGCGACTTCTCAAATACCAGCACACGGTCATGATTACAAAGACGGTTACTACATGGAGATAAATAATCCTGGAACAGGTCAAAGCGGTACATTAGACGGTGCCGATAATGTTAGTGCTCAAAATGGAGGTATTACTTTTAAAGGAAGCGGTGATAGTGATAATGATAATAAATACATATACTATAGAAATTTAACAACTCAGAATGCAGGTGGAGGCGGCAGTCACAACCATACTATTTCAAACCAAACCCTTCTTCCATCGTACTTTGCTTTAGCATATATTATGTACGTAGGTACACCGTAGTTGTTATTCTGATTTTATATTCTTATATTATACCTTATGGTAACAATCCCAGGTTGGAAATACAATAACAACTATATTACAGATATATCAGACATGCCTAAAGGCTGTTATGGATTTATATACGAAACTTTTCATATACCGACAGGTAAAAAATACATAGGTAAAAAAGTTTTATTTTTTGAACGTAATAAAAAGTTAGGTAAAAAAGCACTTGCTGCCTTAAAAGAAGAAAGAAAAGCTAAAGGAATAGGCGGTAGGACACCTCTTAAACAGAAAGTTATAACTGAATCAGATTGGAAAGACTATTACGGTTCTCATAAAGATATCTTAAAGTATGTTAAAGAAGGTACTCCATATGACTTCAATAGAAAAATACTTTGTTTTGTTCCTAATAAAAAGCTTTTAACTTATTTTGAGTGTAAATACCTATTTATAAATGAAGTACTAGAACAAGAAGATGTTTATATAAACGATAATGTTCTAGGTAAATTTTATAGAAAAGACTTTAACAAATGAAATTAAAAGACTTACTGCTCAAAGGCGATGACAAATCTTGCCCTGCATCAACTCAAGACTTAATGTTAAACACTAAGAATAGAGACGCAGCAATTAAAGCAGAGCATATCCAATACGGTCCATTAAACGTAGATAAACCAGGTAGTTTTTGGAAAGATATAGCTAAATACTGGAACACAGCAGAAGAAGCAGCTATAGCATCAAAATGTAGTAGCTGTGTAGCTTTTGATATCTCTCCTAGAATGGACGACTGTATGCCAGGAGTTACATCAGATGATGATGGAAGATTGGGCTACTGTTGGATGCATCATTTTAAATGTCACTCAGCTAGAAGCTGCAGAACTTGGGCAAAGGGTGGACCTATAACTAAAGATTCAATCTCTAATGATTGGCAAGAACGAAGTAAAACAGTATAATGATACAGTTAAAAAATATAATAGGATTACCATCATTACAGTACCATTTAGATAATGATCTTACCTTACATGAGAATGTCTACCGTTATTCTAGCGAGAGCTTTATACAACTATTTGCTGAAGCAAGAGAATTATGGAGAGACGGTTATATTCAACTAAACGAAGAAGATACTCAATTAATAGAATCAACCGATATTGGATTGTACGGGGTATACGAAGGTAATAAAGTACCTTTAGACTTGCCTATGTTAAATGAAGCTAATAAAATATCTGACGATAAGTTAATGAGGTTAATTCCAAAAATGCCTAAAGGCTATGTTGGTAAAAATACAGGAATTAGAAAATATACCATTTCAACACCAGACGGTGAAGATATAGTTTTAACACAGAGTAAAGATAAGAAAAATTGGTACTATGAACCATCTAATGTTGCATTAAAAATATTAAATGAAGCTGAATATAGAGGTAAGGATGTACCTTTAAATAAACCAAAACGTGGTGGTTCTAAAAAATTCTACGTATACACAAAAAATAAAAAAGGAAATGTTGTTAAAGTATCTTTTGGAGGTACAACAGGTTTAAATGTAAAGATAGATGAACCTGGAGCAAGAGCATCCTTTGCTGCACGTCATAAATGTGCACAGAAAAAAGATAAGACAAAACCAGGATACTGGGCTTGTAATATTGGACGTTATTGGAAATCATTAGGTGGAAAAAGAAACTTCTCAGGATACTGGTAGACCGTATATAGAAGACGGCGACATAAGGTACTTTGATCAACATACAGATGAAGAAGAGTTTGTATGGCATAGAGATCGAGAGGATCGTTATATAGAATCACTTCATAAAACAGACTGGCAATTTCAATTCGATAACGAACTACCTGTTTCTTTACAAGAGTCAAAGCTATTTATACCAAAGGGAGTCTATCATCGTCTTATAAAAGGAACAGGTGATTTGACTCTTAAAATAGAAAAAAGATGAAACTGACTAACATCATATTAAACGAATACGGAGAGTATAAACCTGAAGTTGAAAAGCTTGAAAAAGAATTGTCTACACAATTAAGTCAAACTTATAAAGTACATGGGCATATGGCAGCCTATAGTCAAGACAGAAAAGATGATGATCCTTTAAAAGGTAAAGGTTTTGGTTCTGTAATGTTTTTTTATAAAGACGACTTACCTGAAGACGACTTTAAAAAGGCAAAAGAAATAGTTTCTTCTAATGGATATGAAGTTATAGAAGATCAATCTACTAACTATTACGATAGAGAAATAGGAGAAAGAGATTATTTTCCTAAAATAAAATTTACATTCAATTTGTAGTATATGAGACTGTCGCATGTCATATTAGGAGAGATTCTTTACTATGATCCAGATTTCGAAAGAGAAGTAGAAAAGGTGAAAGATCAAGGTGGTAAATACCTAGGCTCTGGAGACTACGGTTCAGCATTCCTTCTTAATGGAAGAGTTTATAAGGTTACTACTGATTCTATAGAGTTAGAACACGCAGAGATACTAAAAGGTAAAAAGACAAATAATTTTGCATACATATTTGATGTAGAAGAAATTAACGAAAAGTTAGGCATTATACAAATGGAGGTTCTAGGAGAATTTAAAGGAGATATTCCAGAAGAATGGATAGAAGCAACAGAAGCAGAAGCTGAAAGATTTGGAATAAAACCTGACGAATTAGATATCAGACCATCAAACGTTATGGTAAATCAAAAAAATCACCTTAAATTAGTTGACATTTAGACTATTTTTTCGTATATTGTATTAAAATAGTTACGGACAAACTGTATGGAATATACTTTCTTACTGGGCTCTATTGAAAATATCTTAGGAAAAAGTTCAAAAAAGGCTAGAGACAATTACGCATTTCACTGCCCTTTCTGCAACCACAGAAAAAAGAAGTTGGAAATTAATATGGCTACTAACGAACAAGGACATAATCCTTGGGAGTGTTGGGTATGTCAAACGAAAGGTAGAACAATACGTTCACTTCTAAAACAGTTAAGAACACCTAGAGATGAGGCTGCAGAGATACTTAAATATCTTCCGAAAGGATCACAAATAGAATATAAGCAACTATCTATTATAGAGATGCCGAAAGAATATCAACCCCTTTATTCTTCTTCGCAAACCTCAGTTATTGCTAACTTAGTTAAAAAATATTTATATGACAGAGGACTTAACGACAATGATTTTATTAAATATGGTATTGGATACTGCACAAGTGGAGAATATGGAGGACGAGTTATACTTCCAAGTTATTCTGAATCCAATAGGCTCAACTATTTTGTTGGAAGAAGTTATGATGGCAACTACTTTAAGTACAAGAATCCTGAAGTCTCAAAAGACATAATATTTTTTGAAAACCTTATTAACTGGAATGCTCCTATAATTCTCTGTGAAGGAGTTTTTGACGCAATAGCTATTAGAAGAAATGCAATTCCTTTATTAGGTAAGAATATACCAAATAGCTTATATAAGAAAATTATTACGAGTAAATTAACAGATATTTATATTGCATTAGATCTGGATGCACAAACTGAAGCATTAACAATAGCAGAGAAATTTTTAAATCAAGGTAAGAAAGTCTTTCTAGTAAATATGAAAGATAAAGATCCATCAGAAATGGGTTTTAAGGCATTTACTGAACTTATACAACAAGCAGAAGAATTAGACTTGTCTGGTCTAATGCTGCATAAATTAGACCTATGATTAAACAGGGAATGAATATTTTAGAACAAAATGAAAAAAAGCGATTAGATTTTAACCCACAATTGCAACAAATAAATTTTTTAGATAGAAGAGTTTACAAGAGAAGCGAAGGAGTATATTACCCGTCCGTAACTACTATACTCCAGTATATGCCCAAAAATAAGTTTTTTGAGTCTTGGCTTAAAGACGTTGGGCATAACGCTGATCTTATTATGAGAAGAGCCGGTAAACAGGGTACACAAGTACACGAAGCGTGTGAAAAATTAATCTTAGGAGAAGAAGTATCCTGGATGGATGATTACGGAAATGCTAGATATTCTCAAATAGTATGGGAAATGATTCTTAAATTTTACGAATTTTGGAATACCCATAAACCTGAATTAATATCCTCTGAAGAGTTTGTATGGTCAGATAAACATAGGTATGCTGGAACAGCAGATATAGTTTGTAAATTAAATAATGAAGTATGGTTACTGGATATTAAGACTTCTAATAGTATACATAAATCCTATGACCTTCAGTTAGCATCATATGCCAAGGCTCTAGAAGAGTCAAAAGGTATAAAGATAGATAGAACAGGAATCGTTTGGTTAAAAGCTCATTCTAGAGGTCCTGCAAAAAACGGTAAAACTATCCAAGGCAAGGGATGGAAAGTTTTAGAAATAGATGAAATAGATAAAAATTTCGAACTCTTTGAAATGATATATAAACTTTATTCTTTAGAGAACCCAACAGTTGAACCTATTTATAATAGTTACCCTACAACTTTAAAACTATGAAAAAATATATCATACTAAGTCTCCTTATTATATTATGTAGTTGCGGCACTTATCAACTAACACCAGTAGATAAATGTTGTGAAACTGATGTAGTTTATTTAGATGAAATTAAAGGTGATTCAGTAAATATTTTTACAAGTTTAGATTTTAATACTATTACATTAGATTTTAGACCTAGATATCATAGAGGTTCTGATTGGTATTGGGGTAGAACTTATGGTTACTGGGGGCACAGACCATTATGGATGGATTTTGATTTTCATTTTGGTAATCAATAT